GTTGCTCGAACAGTCCTATGCCGCCATTCATGGCTTGTAGCTCGTCGCCGGTCAGCACGAATCGGCCGATCTCCTGGAAGCGTTCGCATACCGCGATCATCGCGTTCTGCATGGCATACAGCGGCTCTAGCCCGACATTGCGGTTGCCGGCCGTCTCACAGAGCACGATCGCAATATTGCCCGTGACGACAAGCGTGTCCCATTCGTTCTTAGTGCCTGTGCCTCGGGATAGGGCGAGCGCGGCCATATGAACGCTTGTCAGCACCTCCAATTTTTCCTCGCCGTGCATCGGCTCGTCTGCGTTGAACAGTGTCGATACGATGTCTTTGGGCGTCACTAACTTGCGAGCCTTGCGCGGTTTTCGGTTGCTTGGCATATCAGACTTTCCAGTTTGCGCGGGTCAACTCGATGACCCGCTTTGCTGCTGCTTCAATCACTGCTGCTCTCCCGCTTTCTGTGACAGGGCGGCCGTCAGTTTCGCAACCTCATCGGGGATCGTTTCGCGCCATTCCTGCCAGCTTTCATCGGTTAGCTTCCACTTGATCCACTCCGGATGATCCGGCGTTGCGTCGAACGGCTTTTCACCGGTCAAGCAGCGCTCGCACCGATAGCAGTTGTGCCCGTCGTCGGCGAAGAGGTGGTGGCCGCAGAAATACAGTCCGCACCCATGTTCGCCGCCGTAGGGCTCGCCGCTGCACACGTGCGATAGGCCTCGGTCAATCTTGGCGTTGCAATCTGGGTGATCGCACGTCGCTGGCACTCCGTATCCGATGTCGCGATTCCAGTTGCTGTCGAATCCAATGCTCCAGCCCATCATGCACCCCCTTGCTGTTGAGCCATGACGTCAATTAAGCCATCGACAAGAGCATCGAATTCTTCTGGTGTCGGATTTCGGATGCCTAGAACGTATGCGCTCGTGCGCGCTGCTCGATAACGCTCCGCATCCCGCCCGTCTCCCTTCTCAAGAGCGGCGGTGGGAGCGGTGTAGACGATGCGCACATCCTCTGGACAGCTCTTCAAGTTGTATTCGTACGCCTCTTTCGTGGTGTCAACGAACACCTTCAGGCCACGCATGAATACCTGGTAGATCGCCACCGCCTCTTTCCCTGCTGCCGCGAGTAGAGCGTCGCGCTCGGACTCAAGGGCGGTGAGGCGGGCGGCTTGCTGCTCGATCAGAGCGATCAATTCGAGGATGGCAGCAGGGCTGGCGGCACGGAAATACGCCTCTGCCGCCAAGTGCTCGGGCCCGATGCCGTAGAACTGCACGCCGATCGCTTTGCCGTCGTAATTGCAGAAGTCGGAATTCAGCTCGGCGTAACCTTCTCCGCCGCAGGTCGGACAGGTGATATGGCTGCCGTCCTCGTACCGCTCGACAGTTTGCGCGGTATCCAGGTTCTGCGGCGTCGCGGCTTGCGCGGCCTCTTTCAGCCGCTTAATCAGGTCTTCAACCATTATTTTTTGGCTCCGCGGCGAGGGGCGTTCCTAGGTTTGCGAATTCCCCATGCAATTCCTTTGCAACTACGCAGAAAGCCGCATACGCCTCCTGCGGCGTCCCAAACGAACCGATATGGATACGCTTTCCCTCGTGTCGTATTTGCGCAATAAAGCGGCCTTTGATTTGCGTTACCCCTTTGAAGCCAGTCGTGTTGTTCCGCTGCTGTGGCTGGTTGTATCCATTCTGCGATTTGCTGCAAACCCGCAAATTGGAGCGCCGATTGTCCGTTTTGATGCCGTTCGCGTGGTCAACGATCCGTGCATCGCCATATGGAATGCCAAGGACAAACCGATGCAACAGGATTTGGATCCTCGACCCCGTACTAGATTTGACCATTCGACGCACATATCCCTTCGTTGACAGTCCCCAGACGTACTGAGATAACCAGTCGAAATCATCGTCATCAACGATGACCGGCTCCCCTCTAAATGTAAGGATTGTCTTCAAGATTTTTTCTCCGCTTCGCTGGACGCCACCTGTGTCTGTGCTGGCTGCGGTGCCGTGGCTTGCGTGGATGCGGCGCGGCGTGCGTCCCTGGCGTCTGCGTAGAACTTGCCATAACGCTCCATGTCGGCCTGCGTATATCGGCGCTCGTCCTGCTCGGCAGATTGCGCGGGCTGTTGCGGGGCGGCATCATCGATCCATCGAACAAAGCTGTGATGCTTCTCATATTCCGCGATCTGCGCATGACCATCTGCAAATACTCGCACCTGCTTTCGTGGATTCGATGACGAGAAAAACATACCGACGCGCCAATCCTTCGGCTCCGCTGCCACCTTTTCGGCGGGGAGAGCGGCGTCCTCACCGACATGCGAAATGGTAGCCTTGCTGCTTCCCCCATCGCTCTGGACAAAATGCGCCGGATCCTTCGCAGCCTTTTTTGTGAGCCTTTTGAGTAACGCAGCGTCGTCCGGTGTGGACGATTCCATCAGGCCAGCCAGCTTCTTCACACTGGACCTTCCGAGTGCGGTATCGCCGTGGCAGGCGGCACGACATATGTCATAGACGATAGAAAAGTGGTCGCTGAAGACGTCGGTCATTTTGGCTCTCCGTTGGACGCAGCAGGCAGAAGGGCTTCAATTTCGCGCGCCCACACCTTGTGAATGTGCTCGCCCTTGTACTCATCAGCTGCGGGGTTGTAGGTGCGCAACTCATGTGCAATGCGCTTCAGATCTTCCAGCCATGCTTCCCGCTCCCCAATTGCCCCATTGGCTGCGTCCTCACCGATCTGGGGCACGTTGCAGTCTGGGCACGGCTCGCCGCCTTCGTCGGGTCTGTAGTAGGACGGGCCACCGATCATGCCGTGACCGTTGCATGTCGAGCAGGCGGCGTCCTCACCGCTCGGCGAAGAGTGATTTGTCGTGTTCATTTGCTGTCCTTTGCGCGAGCATGTTCGATAGCTTCAGCGGTCGCCGCACGAATGCGGCCCGCCATTCCGCTGTCGGTGTCTTCATCGAACTCAACCGACTTGCCATCCGGGTCGTAAAGCTCGACCCATCCCGCTCCACGCTCAAGATAAATCCGCAGGTCATAGGCGGCTGGCAATGTTGCGGCGGCGGCCTGCATGGCTTCCTCACCATCGTTTCGCTCGTCTGCTTGCTCGGCGTCACCGCACTTCACCGGCTGGTCAAGGCGCGTATCGCAGATGAAATCAACCGCCGCCGCGATCTTTTCATCGTCCGTTCGGGTGTCGCTATCGCGTGCCGCAAGTGCCTGGCGGGCCAACTCTAGAACGTGCTCGCTCGCCTGGACGGGCGCGCCGCTTATGAAGCGCTCACGCGCTGTACCGAATTCCGCTTGCCCGCACGATTGCGCGGGAGCGGTGGAAGCGGAATTTGCTGCGATAGCGTTTTCGAGTGCGCGTGACAGCCAGCGGATTCGCTCTTTCGCCGCCGTGAGCCAGACGATCGGCGCGTGATAGTCGGGGTCGTTTGCGAGAACGCGCGCAATGTCCATCGGACGATCGGCATTCATGAAAACGCCGTTCGCGAGTTCATCGTCAGTGAACTTGCCGAGCGTCAGTGCAGCGCGCTCACAGTCGTATTGCTTGCCGTGTGGATCCTGCTCGCCATTCACGCGCCACTGCGCGGAAGGAGTCGTCGTCACTGCGTCTGTATCGGTATTCATGTCGGGGTCCTTGCGGGTGGTTCAGGCGGCTCGATCGAGAGGCTTACGCGTGATCGCCGGAATGCTGCCGATTCGGATACTGACCTGTTCGCCGTTGTCTCGCGCCAGTAGCTGAGCGGCGCATACGATCAGGTTGTGCGTGAGTTGATGTGTAGGCTTGATGGCCCGCAGATATGCGTCTGTTGCTTGTGCAAGCGCGCGGCCTAGTTGATCTTGTTTCACCGTGCGGTTTCCGTGGTGGCGATATGAAGCGGCCACCCGGCGCGCAGTGACTGAGCACGCGCTTACACGAGCAGCCGTACAGGCTTTCGCTGGCGTGCGTAATAAAGCTGAGAATCGTGTCTGTAGCATGGTTTCCGTTCCGTTATTGTTAGTTGTTGATGTGTGCTGCCATGTACGTAACGATACCGTACTGGTATCCGTTGCGCAACAGTTATTTGCGTGCCGCCATGCATAAATCTTGGAAACGCCTGTTTAGCGCGTCGTATCCGCTTAGGTTCGAGAGCATCCACGCTGGCGACGCACTACGTTTCGTCTTGCGTTCGATTGCCTCGCGTAACGCGTCGCCTTCGAGCAAGGCATAGCGCACGCGTGATGTCGTCGCGTCGCGCCATACGATGCCCTTGGCGACGAGCGCATGCAGAGCGTCGCGCACGGCTGAGCGCGGGCTGTCATGGAGTAGGGCGCACACTTCGTCTTGCGTGTAGTGATACGCTGGGACCATTGCGCCGATCAGTTCTTCGTGAGCGACGGTTTCGGCTTGGCGTGAGCTGCTGATTGCGATGTTTTTCATTTTGTGTTCCGTGCTGCGTCGATGGCTTCGCGGCAACTTGCGACCGCACCAGTACCGCTATTCGCGTCGTTCAAATCAATGTCCCCGCAGTACCCGGCCCACTGGCGACCGGTCATCAGTCTGGTGATGTTCTGACTCAGGATGACCTTCCATTGGTAGGTCGTGCCGTAGTGACGATTGAGCGCGGCGTTCTGCTGGTCGAGCCAGTCGAGCCGCGCCTTATCCGCTCTTAACCGCTCGCACTCGGCCTCAAGCGCTGCATAGTCGGAATGGCGCACGTATAAGCCATTGGGGCAGGGCGCCGAACTCGTGCCGAATCGTTGAACTGTCATGCCTCGCCTCCCTCGAATGGCATGAACTTGCCAGCGAAGTCGCCGCGCTCTCTGGTGAACTCGCTGAATTCGCATTCGTAGCAGGGTTCGTAGTGGATCAGGTCTTGCCCCTTCAGCGCACCCGCGCCGCGGGAAAACCCTGTCACTCGATACAGCTTGTCCTGATACGTCCAAAGTGACCATAGAGTGATCATGCTTCCTCCAATTCTTGTTGTTCGATTCCCGTCTTGATAGCCCGATTGAGTCCGGTCGAATAACGCCAGTTCTGACCGATTCGAATGGCCCTGATGGTTGATCCAGCGACACCAAATTGCTTTGCCAGTTTCAGAGATGACAGGTTGCTCACGAGGATGGAAGCCACCTGATCTTCGGTCAGCTTTGCTCGACGACTCCGCTCGCCTACCGGCGCTGTGCCATGTCGATGCTTGTCTGCGGCATTTGCAACGCGGGTGTCCCAACGAAGGTTTTTCAGTTTGGCGTTCGTCCGGCATCCGTCGTCATGGCATGCATCCATGGTCGGATGTGGGCGAGATCCAACAAATGCCTCTAAAACCAAAATATGGACCGCGGTCTTCCTGGCTTTGCCTAGCTTCGATAGGTTTACGTACAGATAACCCGATGAGGAATCAACGAATGGGCTAAGCGTGATGCCCTTGAAGATGCCGCCCGCGCGGTTCGAATATCCATCCCGATCAAGAGACCTGACGCGCCCCATGTCTGAGACTTCATACAATCCTTGATAGCCAACAACTGGCCTCCAAACCTCGCAATCAGTCATGCAGCCTCCAGCAGCGATGTGCCAATCTTTCGCGCGCGCCGCATAATCCATCTGTCAAGCGCACTCTCAAACTTCGCTAACTTTTCTTCGTATGGTGCTGGCCCGGTGTCGAGCCATGCATGGCAAGTCATACAGCCGGGCACGCTGAACTCGTGATCGGCCTTCCGCGCGGCAGCCTTTCCGTGCTTGCTGAAATTTGAATGGCACGGGACGACTGTCGGATCGGCCCAATCCGTCCATGGGCAGCAGACGTTCAGATAGCAGGCTTCACCGCGGCATGCCTCCAGATACTTCGATCCCTCGGCGACGGTCGGCTTCTTCCGCGCGCGCTTCTTCATCGGCTTGCGCTCCAGTTCCTTCGTCGCGCTGTGGAAGCTGCTGAACGAGCCGCCCGGCTTGCGCTTGAATGCGCTCGGCTTGAGTGGAGTCGATCGCTTCATCGCGCCCCCGCCAGCAATCCGGCGAACGGATGCGCTCGACCATCGCAAGCAGTCCTACGCGCCTTGTATACGCCAGCGTATTTGCGGTAATGACGAGCAGATGCCTGTTTGCGTGCTTCGACCAGATCCGGCTGCGTCTTGTCGCGCTTATCGCCGGCCCGGTACACCGCGCCCCACAATCCGCTCTTGCCGACCATGCGGTGCCAGTCGCAGATGTAGACCTTCTTCGGCGTCTCGGCGCGCAAGATTCGCAGATGCCGGCGCACGCCAGTCTCGGCGATGCCGACGAGCGCTTCGAGTTCCTTGGCGGTCAGCGCTTCCTGCTCGAGCAGTTCGAGGATCTTGTTGCGCGTGGCGTGGCGCACGCTGTTGGCGTTGAGCTTGCTGGTCATGCTGCAAGTCCCTCCATGCCCGCATCAGCCGCGATCCTGATGTCATTGCCCGCACACCAAGCGAGTACGTATTCGATCAGGCTATTGAGGCGCTTGACGCCCATCTGGGCCGTCGATTCGCGGATATTGACCCACTCCCCCTCGAGGCCCGGAACCATGTCAGATCCGATGCCGGTCGCTACCGCATGCGCAGATACCATAAGAGTTTTCCACTGGACGGCCGTCAGGGTGCGCCCGCGGAACTCTGCCTGCTTGGCGATTTGCGTGAAAAGTGAATGAAGCAGGGCGTTCTGCTGGATCGTGCGGGTGCGTTCTTGAAGGATCAACACATGACCGTCAGGCCGCTTGTGCACGGCATCGGCTGCCATGCGGCGATTGTGCGGCGTGAGAAAGATCGTTAATTTGTCGCCCATCACGCCCCCATCACCATGACGCCGAGTCGGCCGCCCTTGACGATCTCGCCGCGGCATACCAGCAGCTCGTCAATTTGGCTGTCGTCGTCATAGACGCCGGCGTGCGTCAGCGCATCGAGCGCCGCCTTCACGCGATTGTCAATATCGGCAATGCGTCGATCGCGCATGCTCACATGCAGCGCCACGCATAACCGGGCGGCACCGAACTTGATCGCGTTGCGCTCGGCGACGATCTCGGCGACACGCTTGCGAAAGTCTTTGCCTTCTGCCGTTATGTACATGCCACGCGGCGACTTACGCCAATAGCAATTGATCGATGGGGGCAGGGGAAGCGTCAGGAACTGCGCGACGCCGGATAATGGATGGTCTGTCATGCTTTCTTCTCGGAACGGATGTACGCCCATAACTCTTTCTTCGCCCGCTCAGCAGCTGCATCGCCGGCCGCCTGCCGCACGCGCTGGACAATTGCGCTGGCTTTCGCAAACTGGCCGCTTCGCCCGTCGCGCACCGCGGCGAGGAAGCGCGCTAAACAGTCGGCTTGCGTCAGCACCACGGAATAGCCGCAAACGAAACGGTGCGCAGGATGTACCAGCAGCCATGATCCACAGAGCCGTATTCGCTGTAGGCGTCGAACTTGATGCGAATCATGGTGTGCATGGCGGGCTCGGTTAGGCTTTGGCGAACGTGCGAACGACGACCATCTTTTCTTTTTCAGCGCACTGCACGTCGTATGCGTCGTCGATCCAGTCGATAGCTTCCGGCTCGCCGTGCTTTCCGCCGCCGTGCCAGTAGGTCCATCCAACCCATGAGCCATCGGGCGCCTTCGCAGCGACAGCATCCGATTCATAGTTGCGCGACCAATCGCACGGGAGGCCGGTTTCGATACCACTGCAACGTACCTCGCCGCGCGCGTCCTGCAGGTGGCCGTCGTCGTTTTCGTATGCCTCGTCGTAAAGCTCGTCGATGTTTTCGGCGGTGACGTTTTCGGGCGCGGGCTGCTTGGCAAACTCGGCGCGGCGAATCAAGATCAGGTGCTTGATTTTTTGTGCGGGTGTCATGGTTTCCCTCTTATCGAATGTCGAGACGCTGGCCGCGCACGAGGCGGCAGCCGGGCACTTCGAAGCCGTCAAGGATTGCTTTCTTGATAAGCGACTTATCGGGCGCGGGAACCGGCGGCAGCGGGTCTGTCTTGTACTCGGCGGGGATGACGGACTCGTCATCGATCTGGACGCTCGGCGGGTTGTCGCGGATCGCCAGCTTGAAATACGGCGTGTCGATCTTCGGCACGTTCGCGAGCCGCATGCCGTCGAACAGGTATTGCTTTACCGACGAAGCGCGGTTCTCCAGAGCCTTCGCGCGGTCCATCATCGCTTTCGCGTGCGCCTTGATCTGCTCTGCGCTCGCTTCGATGTTCTTGATCACGAAGCCGATGTTTTGTGCCTTCGTTTCCAGATCGCCGCTGATCGACTCAAGCGTGTCTTTCAACGTTTCTTCGTCCAGATCCAGCTCGACCAGCGTGTCGGCTGCAGCGCGGTATTCGCGGGAAATCTCAAACAGGTTCAGTGACATTTCGGTTCCTTTTGATTGTGTGTGCTGCGGTATCGGTGCATGTATAAAGATACCATGACGGTATCCTTAGCGGTCAAATTTTTTTACGTCGCAGGCCGCGCCATTCGAAGCCGCCTTGGCGCTCTGCTTCACTGCTTGGCCGGTGCCTGCACGACTCGGCACCGTGCGGTGTCTGTGCGGTGTATGACCAACGATTGCCGGTCCAGTAGCTGAACAGGCGAAAGATGGTCTTGCCGTTCGGCTTGCGGCGCACTTCGTACACGCCGACGTGCCGCGGCTTTATGCTCTTGTCGAACCAGTCTGTGAACTCCTCCATCATCGCTCTCCCTAGTACGGTCTAATGTTCGACCAGTGGTCGCTATCGTCAAACGGGCCGCCGTCGAAAATATCTGCGTTGCGCCAGTCGCCCTCGACGAACATTTCTGTCTCGCTCATATGGATGCCGGATAGAGAGATCATCGTTGTGCGCACGATCAGCTCTAGGTTGGGAACCGGCGGCGGCGCTGCATCGTTCTCGCGCCATACCAGCCGATCTATCTGCTGCTGCACCGCTACGCTTCGCGTGCCGTGGTTGTCGCCTGGCTTGCTGTTCGGGCAGCAGTAGAAGTCGCCGTGTTTGCCCTTGCGAATCACTGCCTTGGCGCCACACTTGCCGCACTTCATCTCGTTCTCCTGGCTGACGCCGGCGCGGGCCGGCGACGCGGTTTAGTGCGTGGTCAGAATGGGATTCCGTTGTCGAAGCCTTGGTCAAATCCGCCGAAGTTGTCGTCAGCCATGTGTCCGCCGCCGTTTGATGCCGACGACTTCTTGAGCGGTCGATCCTTTAGCGCTGCGACGAGCTGCGGCAATTTCTGCGGCGTCGTCTTGCGGTCAAGGATCTCGGATGCCGTCAGTTCAGTCTCAGCCTGAAACACGGCATTCAGGCGCGCGCTCCAGCCGGTCCCGCCGCCGTTTCGCTTTTCGTATTCCTCCATCGCGAGAAGAATGCCGACGCGCTTGTTCAGCAGTTCCGGGAATTGGCTCAGCATCTTGCTGACGTTGGCCGACGCATCCTTGTCCCAAACCATCGATGCAACCTGAGCCGGCTTGATGTCTTTCACGCCGAGGCACGTCATCAGCGCCATCAGGGTTCCGAAGTCGCCAAGCTTTTCGCCATTCGACTTGATCGTGTAGATCGAGAAGTTCGCCTTCTGGCCTTCGTCACTCTCGAACGTGAAGGCGATGCCGCGCGTACCGCTCGCCGCGGTGATGTCCTCGGCCCGCGTGAATTTGCCGACGTACTTGCCTTTCTCGTCGATGAAGCTCGTCCGTTGCTCGGCCTTGCGTGCTGCTTGCGCGGATTCAGTATTGAGTGCGTACATGTGTGCTCCAGTTGCTTCGTGTTAGGCCGTAGCCAGTGGGTGAAACGATCCGGCGCCGGATGACGCCGGGCGATGGTTAAGCGGGTTGCGCGGTGTAGTAGTCGACGATCTGTCGGTCAACCTCTGCGAGGTCGTTTTCGATCTCGTCGCCGTCAAACATCCCCATTGGCGACTTGCAGACGGTCTGTCCGTTGTTCTGCGTCATGAACATGTACTGGCGGTCGATCACGACCGTTTGCAACACGATCGTCACCATGCCCTCAATGCAGATGCGCTCGTCCAGCAGCCTGCCGATCGTGCGCGGCTTAGTTATTCCCGCGTCGTTCGTGTCGGTGTGACTCATCACGTACACGCGCACGTCGTCTGGCAGGGCGGCGGCGGCCATGAGGATGTCCCACACGTCGCGCGCGATGTCGGTGAACTTGTCGAAGCCGCGTTCGTTGCTTCGGCGCATGAACGAATTGCTCATGCAGTATTGGAAATCATCCAGGATGATTACCTTGCGCTTGGTGCGCTGCATGTAGCTGACGATATGGCTCGCCGAGTCGCAGACGATCATGTTGCCGCCCGGGTTCTCTTTCGAGAGATACGACCATCCCTTAGCGCGGAACGGCAAAGGCTTGCGCAAAGCCTGAATCAAAAGGGTCTGCGTCGGGTCCAAATTGCGCATCGAAGTGCTCTTTCCTGTACCGCTGACACCCAAAACAAAAGTCACCGTTGCCATTTGCTTCTCCTGTGCGTTCAGTTCGCTCGTTCAGTTCAATTTGCTGCTGTTCTTCCAATTCGGCTTGCCACTGCCAGCCGTCGTCGTCTGGCGCGTCCATCTAGCTCACCTTGACGTGTAGGAAATGGCGGGCGATGTAGTGGGGCACGTGTCCGCTGCCGATCGCTACGCGGGGCTGAACACCGCGACGAGCGAGATCGGCTTTG